TTGGTTCCGGCGACTGGAATGTGTTCGGTTCGGTGACGTATTTTGCCACCAATACCACAACCAACGCCAAGATACTCGCTGCGGCCGTAAATAACCTGTCCAATGCCCTGCCGAACTTCACCTCGGGTGCCATCCATCAATTGGGTCTTGGCAGCGCGGGCTTGACCGCCATCCAAACAACCATTCTGCCCATCGGACCCGTGCAGTTCATTTCCAGCGCGGTACAAACGGCCTACCTTATTGCTGCGGTGAACTTCACTAACGCCACCATGGGCGGCTTCGGCGTTATTGCGGCAAGGCGGGCACGCTGATGGCGTATGATTACACGGGATATATCACTTCGCTTGGCGGCCTCATGGTTGTCGCCACGACGGACGTCAATTTCGCGCAGATCGTGCCGAATATCATTGATGACGCCGAACAGCGAATCTACCGTGAACTTGACTTGCTCAATACCGTGGTGCGGGACTCGTCATCCGGATTTGCGCCGGGAACGCGCACGTTCAACCTTCCGGCCACGCTCGGCACATTCTACGTTGTCGATAGCCTCTATGCCATTACGCCTGCGTTGCAGACTACGCCGGACGCGGGCACGCGAAATATGCTGTTGCCGGTCAGCCGGTCGTACCTGGATGCCGCATTTCCCAGCATCAATGGGTCCGGCATGCCGACCTACTTCGCCATGACGACGCAAACCTCGCTCATTGTTGGCCCGTGGCCAGACGCGCTCTATCAGGCGGAAGTCGTTGGAACCATCCATCCAGCGTCGTTATCGCCGACGAATACGACCACCATCCTGACCCAGTATCTGCCCGACCTGTTCTTGGCTGCCTCGATGGTGTTTGGCGCGGCTTATTTGCAGAATTACGGTGCCGCCCAAGCCGTGGACAACCCTGGCATGGGCATTACGTGGGAATCTCACTATCAGGCGCTGAAGCAATCCGCTGCGGTTGAGGAGGCTCGAAAAAAGTTCAACGCCGAGGGGTGGTCATCAAAGCAGCCATCACAGATTGCCACGCCCCCAAGGACATAAGCCATGTCGGAACCAACCACTCCAAATATTGGCCTTATCGTACCCAACACGGGAGATTTGCCGGGAGCTTGGGGCACCTCGGCCGTCAATCCGAACATGTCGGCCATTGACGGGCTGTTCGGTGGAACGGTGACTCTCACGCTGTCTGGAGCAACCACGGTCACTTTGACATCGTCCACGGCAGTATTGACGCCCGCAGGCGGACCGTTCCAGCAGAACAATGCCTGTATTTTTATTACGGGCTCGCAGAGTGCCAATGCGGTTATCAAGTTCAGTCAGCCGGGACGGTATATCGTCAACAACCAAATTTTTAATGCTCCGCCGAGCGACCTCTATGTGCAACTTTCCCCGGCTACAGGGACAGGCCGTTCCATTGGAGCGCCAGCCGGCCAGAAAATAACTGTGTTTTTCGATGGCGCTCATATGGATTACGTGGACTCGTTCCCCATAGGGGGGTTGCTGCCGGTCTTTACGGGAAACCCGTCCGAGGAGCCGCCATGGTGGGCGGCGTGCTCGACCTCCCCGTTCCTTTTTTGCAATGGGAGTGTTTACAATGTCGTTGATTATCCAGCGCTTGGTGCAATGCTAGGCAGCGCTTATGGCGGCAATGGTGTGACAACGTTCGCCGTTCCGACAGCCAATAGCACGTTTATCACGCACGCCGCTCAAGGTCTCGATTCCTTCATTTATATCAAGACATGACCGCAGATGCCCTATGGAGCCGTTCAACTCGTGCCTGGCGTGGATGTGGAGAGGACCCCTACCACGTCGAAGGCTGGCATTAATGTAAGCCAACTGATTCGTTTCAGGGCGGGTATGGTTCAAAAACTGGGTGGCTGGTCCGCTTTGTATCCGAATGCCATCTCCGGAGTGCCGCGCGAACTGCACGCTTGGCAAGACCTGAACTCCGTCGATCATCTCGGCATTGGCGCGACAACCGGTCTGTATGTGCTGACAAACGGCCAGCCGATCACCATTACGCCGCTGTCCACCACGACGAACCCGGCCGTGAACTTCTCGACGGTCATGAATACTTCTGTCGTGACTATCGTCGATGCGGGGGCCACGAACCTGTCGACGGACGACATGGTCGTCCTTAATACGCCGGTTTCGGTCGGCGGAATTGTGCTATCGGGGGCCTATCCGATCGCCAGCGTAGGTGCGGGTTCCTACACGATTACGTCGGCTACGCCAGCGACGGGAACCGTCAACAACGGTGGTGCCGTTCCGCTATTCACGACAACGAGCGGGTCCGATATTGTTACGGTTACCCTGAACGACCACGGGGTGGTTGCCGGAAGCTTTGTTGTCTTTACGGCATCAACGACCGGTAACGGCGTTACGATCCAGGGGCTGTATACGGTTCAGGCCAAAGTCGACATTAACAATTTTACCATCTCGATTGACGGTCTTGCCACGGCATCGAGCGGGTTTTCGATGAACGGCGGCAATGCGCAGTTCGTCTATTATCTTACGGTTGGACCGGCGGGCGCCTCAATGGGTTATGGCGCGGGCGGGTATGGCAGCGGCGGCTATGGTGTCGGCACGACGACGGCCCAGACGGGTACGCCTATTACGGCTACCGATTGGACGAGCGACAATTGGGGTGAGATTTATCTAGCCTGCCCGTCCGGTGGGCCGGTCTTTTCGTGGGATCCAACGACAGGTCATCAAACGGCCGGTCCCGTAAATGGTGCGCCGCCTTACAATGGCGGTATCTTCGTGTCCCAGACCCAGCAGATCCTCGTCTGTTGGGGGTCGACGGTGCCGGAAGCCATCGGTAGCGTCCAGGATCCTCTAACGGTTTCGTGGTCGACGGTCGGGGACTTTAATAATTTTCAAGTGCTGACGACGGACCAGGCTGGCAGTTTCCGCATTCCTATCGGTTCCAAGTGCATGGGCGGGATGGCGGTAGCCAACCAGGATCTCATCTGGACCGACGTCGACGTCTGGGCGATGAACTACCTCGGGCCGCCTTTGGTGTTTGGGTTCAATAAGATAGGTGGCGGTGCAGGATTGATTTCCTCGCATGCGGCGCAGCAATTGCGCGGCAATGTCTACTGGATGGGACCGTCCAATTTCTACTCGCTGACGACGAATGGCGTGGCCGTCACGCCGTGCCCGGTCTGGGACTTCGTGTTTCAGAACCTCAATACAGCCTTTCAGCGGAACATTCGGGCGATGGCGAACACACCGTTTAACGAGGCCGGATGGCTATTCCCTTCGGCTGCCAGTGAAAGCGGGGAATGCGATAGCTACGTTAAATACAACATTGTGGAACAATGCTGGGATTACGGAACCCTGCCGCGATCGGCATGGACTGACGAAAACGTCTACGGCAATGGCAACCCGATCGGGGCGACGCCGTCCGGGATTATTTATCAGCATGAGACGACAAACGATGCCGCTGGAGGTCCGCTGGCGGCGAGTTTCACCACCGGATATTTCTATATCTCCGAGGGTGAGGATTTCGCCTTTGTCGACCAGATCCTGCCGGATTTCAAATGGGGGTTCCTCGATGATGGCGCTGGTGCGCAAATCCAGTTGTCATTCAATGTGGTTAACTACCCTGGCGACACGCCGCAGACGTTCGGGCCATACACCGTGACACAACAGACACAGTATATTATGGTGCGGTGCCGGGGTAGGCAGATGTCGTTCACGGTGGCATCGAACGATGTCGGAACGTGGTGGCGGCTAGGATACATTCGCTACCGTTTTGCTGCTTCCGGCAGGAGATGACATGGCATCGGCCGACGAAGTCAATTCGACGCTCAAGAATCTCGTCAGCAATGTCGGGTTGCTTGTCAACGGCACGGCTTTGATTAATGCGGTTAACGCCATATCCAGCACATTGGCGACGTCGTTGGCGACGGTGCATGGTTTTGGCGGATCGGCAGTCATGCCGGCGGCAGTTGCTTCCGTGGTTATTGGCAACGCGCAGTTGGCCAGCACAGGGGTTATAAGTTTTTCACCTGGGAACACCGGGGCGGCCACGACGGTTTTTACGGCCGGCGTATATGTCGGGCCGATTACGGCCGGAAGCTTCTCGCTGGTTGTCAATACCGGATCGTCTGTATCGTCCGGCTTATTCTACTATGTCGGCTATAACCCATAAGGAGCACGACAAGTGCCGCTAAATAAGTCGGGTTCGGAAGGCGCGTTCAAGCAGAACGTCAAGACGCTGATGGGCGAGGTCGGCAAGTCGCCACATGTCCAAAGCCGCTCTCAGGCCCTCGCGATCGCATATGCCACCAAGCGGCGCGGTCGAGCCATGGGCGGAATTGCTTCCAACCCTTTCACGCTGCGCAATGTGGTACGGCGCGAGATGCATACGGGGCCGATCATGTCGGCCGTACCGGGACGTACCGACAAGCACGCGATGAACGTGCCCTCCGGTTCCTACGTCGTTCCCGCCGACGTCGTTTCGCATCTCGGGCAGAACAATACGTCCGCGGGCATGCAGGTTTTGCACAAGGAGCTCCACGGTGGTCCCTATGGCGGACCGGGGGCTAAGACACCGAAGATAAAAGGGCTCGGGCTACCGAAGCCGCCCAAGATGTCGATGGCCAATAAGGGAGGACGCAAGAACGACCATCATATGGGGTCGCCGGTTCCAGTCATGACGGCAGGCGGGGAGTACGTCATTCCTCCCGAGATTGTCCTGCAGTTTGGCAATGGTGATCTCAAGCGTGGTCATGCTGAATTGGACAAACGCATCATGAACCTGCGAAAGAAGCACATTCAAACCCTCCGGAAGCTTCCGCCCCCGGCCAAATCATGACGGCAGCGTTACCCCCAGTACGTGTCGGGACGCGCGCAGACGAAGCGGACATGATGGCTTTGTGTCATGAACTCCACGAGGACAATGGCCTGTTCGAGATGGAGGATTCTAAGGTGCTGGAAATGCTCGATCGCGCCTATAATCGGCAGGGCGGTGTGATCGGCATCATCGACGGCGACGGCGAAATCGCGGGAGCCATCTACATGACAATATCGTCAATGTGGTATCGGTCCGTGGAACATCTCGAGGAATTATTCAATTTTGTCAGGCCAAAGTATCGGAATACGAAGGCTGCAAAAGCCTTGGTGCAGTTTGCCAAGACATGCAGCGACAAGACCGGGTTGCCTTTGATGATCGGCGTCGTCACGAACAAGCGGCTTGAGGCCAAAGTGCGGCTTTACCGGCAGGAATTGGGAATGCCGACGGGGGCATTCTTCATCTACGGCGTCAAGCAATGGGCGAACGAGAGCGTGATGGACCAGCGCG